CTAAGATTGGGTTTAAAACCAGGTACGGAATGGTTGCTAATCCTTTCGCAACTTCTGACGGAACTGGTGCAATTGACTTAACGTCACCTGCTGCTGGAGACCAAAACGTTTACTACCGCCGAACAAAGGTAACCAATATAATGTAAAGTTACTTTCTACTACTATAGTAGAAGATAATTTAAAAGGGCGATTAGAAATAGTCGCCCTTTTTTTCAAACACTAAATACATAAACTTACTAACTTATGAAACCAATGATACACAAACACCATGTAATAGAGTTTAAAGATGGTAAAAGAATTAGAACAAATACTCTAGTTAAATATACTATAGAGGAACACGCTAAAGAACATAAGCGATTATGGAAATTAGGTGGACATTGGAAAGATGAATTAGCATATAAAGGTTTGTCTGGACTCATAGGTAAAGAAGAAATGCTAAGAGAAGTACATAAACATAATGCAGAAAATCGTATAGGTAAAAAACATAAAGGTGATCTAAGTAGATTTGCACACTGGACAGGAAAGAAAATGTCCTTAGAACATAGAAAAAATATAGCAAAAGCTGGAATAGGTAGACCTCAATCAGACCATCAGAAACAAGTCACTAGAGAATTAAGACAAAAAGCCTATACTATCACAGACCCTAAAGGTAACACTTTTGATATAGTAAATCTATTAGAGTTTTCAAGACAAAACAAATTAGATCAAGGCAATTTAACTAAGGTTGCACAACATAAATCAACTCAACATAAAGGGTATAAGGTATCGTATAAATAGTAATATGACAGAAACAAATATAAATCTTAGACAACCGAGTGTAATGGACTATGCAAGTCGAATACAATTTAGGTTTAAAATGTCTAAACTACCAGAAGTAGAGTTTTTTATACAGACTGCAAATGTACCTGGTATTACTCTAGGTTCAACTGGTTTTGAAACACCATTAAAAGACATTGCAGGTATTGGTGATAAAGTTACATATCAAACTTTAGATGTATCGTTTCTAGTAGATGAAAATTTAAATAACTATAAAGAGTTGCACGATTGGATTACCGGTCTAGGATTTCCACAAGACCATTCTCAATTTTCTGCTTTACAAGCAACAGGTGCTGATAGATTTCCAGGTTCAACTGCAAGTTCAACCGCAACAGGAACATCTATTAAACAACCGCTTTCTGAAGGCGGTATGTATTCAGACGCAACTTTAACAATTCTAAATAGTAAGAACATTGCTAAGACTGAAATAAGATTCCAAAATGTTTTTCCGATATCATTAGGATCAATATCTTATGATGTTAAGGCAAGTGATATAGATTACATACAAGTGGCAGCAAGTTTTAATTATATGCATTACGAAATAGTACAGTTATAATACTAAACAATATATAGGATGACTTTTGATGAATACTTTAACATGAATCAATACGGCCGTCTGCCTAGGTAATAGGCAATCAAGACAAGGTCAGACCTCATAAAAAAATGGTACAAATGCTTTACAATTAATCAAAAAGGTGATATAATATATACATGACATTAGAAGAATTACAACAATCGGTAGATAGAGATTTTAAATTAGATGATACAGAATTAGACGCTGAATCAATTAAGATACCTTTATTACATAATAAGTACCTACAATATTTTAATAAGTTTTCTTTACTATTAAAGAAATCGGAATATGAACATAAGACTATGTTAAGAGATAAATGGGAATACTATACAGGTAAAGCAGACGCTGCTGTATATGCATTAAAACCTTTTGATATAAAAGTATTAAAGTCAGATGTACATATCTATATGGATTCAGATTCAGATTTACAAAGAGCAGATCAAAAAGTTGCTTACCAAAATCAAATCGTTAAGTACCTTGAACAGGTTTTAAGAAGTATTAACAATCGAACATTCTTAATTAAAAACGCTATAGAATGGAAAAAGTTTACTAGTGGAGCAATTTAATGACTAATAAACATTTTTTTAAAATCAAATCAAAAGATATTCAACAAGTCTTTCCTACACATATTTTTATAAAAGATAACTACATTGATATTGATAAAGTTCACACTATGAAAGATGAAGTTAATAATATGTATAGAGGAAGTCAAAAACCTAATTGGCAATCAGGTCACGACTTACACGAGAATGAAGTATTTAAATATTTTTTAATAGATATAAGTAAATCTGCTTTTCAAATAATTGACCAATTACAATATAAGGTAGACGGAATACAAATTACTGATATGTGGGCTAATGTATTAAAGCCTGGTGAAACTCATCAACCACATACTCATTCAAATAATTTTTTAAGTGGAGTTTTTTATTTAGACGCCGAAGAAACATCTGGTATTACTTTTCAGGACCCAAGACCAGCTGCACACGTTATACAACCTAGTAGGATTAAAACAGATTCAAACAACGCAAGTTTATTAAATTATCAATCTAAAACAAATAGAATCATAATATTTCCTTCATGGCTAGTACATTGGGTTCCTATAAATCAGTCAACGAGAGATCGTATAAGTATATCATGGAATATACAATTAAAAGGACGAGTAGGTGAACACCATGAATTTCAATCAGGACAATTCTAATCTTCTAATCATAGAAAAAAAAGACGAAGTTTACATTACGGTAGAGTGTGACCCTAGTGTACAACGAGAGATATCTGAATTCTTTACTTTCTATGTACCAGGATACAAATTTATGCCCGCATTTCGGAATCGTATGTGGGATGGTAAGATAAGATTGTTTTCACAAAAGACAAAAGAGATATACTTTGGACTATATCCTTACATTAAGGCATTTGCTGAAGAAAGAGGATACAATATAGTATCTGGTAAAGATGTAGAGATAGATAACAAGGTTGATAAAGAAACGGTAACTAAATTTTCGAATAGTTTAGGTCAGAAATTTGAAGCAAGAGATTATCAGATAGACGCTATATATCATAGTTTAAAACGAAATAGGGCGCTGCTAGTGAGTCCTACTGCCTCTGGTAAGTCATTCATCATATATTCCTTGATCCGTTACTACACACATCTAATCAAAGAGCAACACAACAATAGAATAATTTTAATTGTTCCTACAACATCATTAGTGGAACAAATGTATACCGATTTTGAATCATATGGTTGGAATGTAAAGAAATATTGTCATAGATTATATAGTGGATACTCTAATCAAACCGATAAGAAAGTGTTAATATCTACATGGCAAAGTTTATATAAGTTACCGAAAGAATACTTTAATCAATTCGGTGTTGTATTTGGTGATGAGGCACATCTATTTAAATCTAAATCATTAACAGAAATTATGACTAAACTTACTGATTGTAAATATCGTATTGGTCTTACAGGAACATTAGATGGCGCTCATACACACAAGTTAGTATTGGAAGGACTATTCGGTGCTGTAAATAAAGTAACCACAACAAAAAAGCTTATGGACAAAAATCAGTTAAGTAATCTTGTTGTGAGATGTCTAATACTTAAACATAGTGAGGCAAATGCCAAGATTATATCAAAAGGTAAGTATCAAGATGAAATAGATTATCTAGTATCAAGTAAAGCTAGAAATAATTTTATTCGTAATTTGACACTTAAACTAAAAGGCAACACTTTAGTTCTATTTCAATTAGTAGAGAAACATGGTAAAGATTTATATAAAAACATTCAAGACAAAGCGGAAGAAGGCCGAAAGGTTTTTTATATATATGGTGGAGTTGATACAGAAGAAAGAGAGAAGGCTCGGGCAATAGTTGAAACAGAAAACAATGCCATTATTGTAGCAAGTTATGGAACATTCTCTACTGGTATTAATATTAAAAATCTACACAATATAATCTTTGCAAGTCCATCTAAAAGTAGAATAAGAAATCTACAATCTATTGGTAGAGGATTAAGATTAGGTGATAATAAAGTCAATGCCACTTTATATGATATATCAGATGACTTAACTTATAAGTCTAAAGAGAATTACACACTTAAGCACTTCCAAGAACGAATCAATATCTATACCGAAGAAGAATTTGAATATGAAATACACAACGTTAACCTAAAAGAAAAAATAGAAGGAGATAAATAATGAACGAATTAGACTATGCATTAAACACAGTATTCTTTTTGATATCAGGTGCAATGGTTATGTGGATGGCGGCAGGATTTACTGCTCTTGAAGCAGGTTCAGTAAGAACCAAAAATGTTACAGAAATATTAACCAAGAACGTAGCATTGTTTTCAGTAGCAAGTATTGCGTTCTTGTTGTGCGGTTATAAAATTATGTATGGATGGGTTGAGCCAGAAGGTCATGCCATCTATGCTGATTTCTTTTTCCAAATGGTATTCGTTGCAACTGCAATGTCTGTTGTTTCAGGAGCAGTGGCAGAACGTAAAAAGTTATGGTCATTCTTGATATTCTCAACAGTATTTGCGGCAGTGATTTATCCACTAGAAGGTCAATGGACTTGGGGAGGTGGATTTTTAAGTGGACTAGGATTTATTGATTTTGCTGGTTCTGGCATTGTTCACATGGCTGGTGCAAGTGCGGCACTTGCGGCTGTATTATTAATTGGACCTCGTGATGGCAAGTATGATAAACATGGCAATCCAAAGAATATTCCAGGAAACAATATGCCACTGGTTGCACTAGGTACGTTAATCCTATGGCTTGGTTGGTTTTTCTTTAATGGAGGATCACAATTAAAATTTGATACTATATCTGATGCACAAGCATTAGGTAAAATCTTTGTAAACACTAACATGGCTGCCTCAGGTGGATTGTTAGGTGCAATGATTGTATCTAAACTATGGACAAAACGAGTTGTACTTAACGTAACACTAAACGGTGCATTAGCAGGACTAGTTGTTATTACTGCTGACCCCCTATCACCAAGTCCAGAGTTTGCAATACTATACGGACTATTAGGTGGAATTTTAATTCCAGTTTCTATGACTTTACTTGAGAAGTGGGGAATTGACGATCCAGTTGGTGCTATTTCTGTACACGGTATTGCAGGTATAATTGGATTACTATTAGTTCCTATCTTTAACATTGATGGAACAATACTAGCACAACTATATGGTATTGGTATTATCGGTGGCTTTGTGTTTACAACATCATATGCGGTGTGGTTTATACTAGGCAAGACAATTGGTATTAGGGTAGGCAAAGAAGAAGAACTTGTTGGCTCTGATATGTATGAAGGTACTGGCAATGCTTATCCAGAGTTTATGAATAAAAGAAAGTAAGAATTTGAATATGAAATACACAACGTTAACCTAAAAGACTAAATAGTAATATGGCTAATAAAACAGATTATCGTATAATTAAATTAACCGACAGCACAACTCTTATGGGTAGTATAACGGTTGATAAAGATTTTTTAAGAATCTCAGACGCATTAGAGCTTCAAACTGTACAAAGAGATAGTGGGTTCGGTATTAAAGATGATTCTGTATTGGCACCTTGGATGTTATATACAACTGATAAACAGTATGTTATACCTAGAGATAAAGTATTAGTAATTGCTAAAGCAGATAAAAACATATCAAACTATTACGAAGTAATATTAGCAAAATTAAATAAAGATGCCAAAGCAAAAGCTCCGTTGTCTGCTCGAGAAATTGAAAAGATATATCATATAGCTGATAAACTTGATCAAGCGGTAAATAGCGAAAATGATAATGTAGGTTGGACAGAAGAAGATCTTATAGACTTATATAGTAAGAAAACTATCCATTAATAATTTATTTAAGTTGCTAGCTAGGAGCTTTTCTCAAGCGACTACATAGTCATTTTATCACAGATTTTGAGGCTCGTCAAGCAACCTGTAGGAATAGTTTACCGTGCAACTTGCTTTACATTTGATAATAAAAATGTTATAATACTTTATATAACAAGAAAGAAAATTATAATGAATAAAATGAAAACAAGCAAAACAAGCAAAGTTAAAACAAAAACAAGCAAAGCTAAGTTGAAACCTCATTATGTAGATAATAAAAAGTTTCTTCATGCTATGACCGAATACCGTTCATTGCTTGAGATTGCAGAAAAGAAAAAAAGAAAAGCACCACAGATAACAAATTACATTGGTGAATGTTTTTTAAAGATTGCTAATCACTTGTCTTACAGACCGAATTTTATAAACTATACTTATCGAGATGATATGATTTCAGATGGTATAGAAAATTGCTTACAATATATGAGTAATTTTGATCCTCACAAAAGTAATAATCCATTTGCATATTTTACACAAATAATATACTATGCTTTTATTAGAAGAATACAAAAAGAAAAAAAACAACAGGATGTTAAAGCAAAGTTAATTGCAAATTCAGATACCGAAATGATGTTAGATTCATTAACTGGTGATGACGCTCAATACAAAAATCAAATGTTAGAGTTTTTAAAAAAGAATGTATTCCCAAGTGTCGCAAGTGAAACAAAACCAAAAGATAATAAGAAAAAAAAGAAATTACATAATTAGACAAGTATGAAAATAGCCCTACTGAATGACACACACTTCGGTGTGAGAAACGATAGTATTATATTTGATGACTTCTTACATAAATTCTATGAAGAAGTATTTTTCCCATATCTGGATAAACACAACATCAAAACACTTATTCATTTAGGTGATGTGGTTGATAGAAGAAAATATATTAACTTTAGAATTGCTGATACTTTCAAAAAGAAATTCTTACAAAAACTATGGGACAAAAAAATTGATACCCATATTCTAATAGGTAATCACGACATATACTTTAAAAATACAAACAGCATAAATGCTCTACAACAGTTATGTACGGCGCCCGATGGGGTCAACGAACCTTGGATATATGAGGAACCTAAAGTAGTTAATTTTGATGGTTTAAATATATTAATGTTACCTTGGATCAATCCAGAAAATCAACAACAATCTTTTGATATATTAAACACAGCAAAGGCTGATGTATGCATGGCCCATTTAGATTTAAATGGTTTCTATATGCACGAGAATATAACACAGACACACGGATATGATAAGAGTATCGTAAAAAGATTTGATAAGACATTTAGTGGTCACTTTCATACAAAGAGTGATGATGGTCAAATATTTTATTTAGGTGCTCAATATGAAATGACATGGTCAGATTATGGTCAACAAAAATACTTTCATATATTTGATACTGAAACAAGAGAGATAGAAG